ACTAGCAGGCACTCTATACGCTAGCTCTGTTTTTGGTCTATCCATACCATCTTGAACTGGTTTAAAGAAAAATGGATAGTTAATTGATATTGGCACCACTTTATCTGTAAACATTTTCTTTGCGTCAGCACCTGTTTTAGATAGTATACCATATCTACTATCACTTGCAAGAGTGGCTAAGTTAACTGTTTCTGCAGATGACATGAACGAAAACCCTGACCTTCTGTTCTTTAGGTAGCACATACCGTAACATCTTTTATCCGCCTTGCAAGCTTCCCAGAATATAAAGAACAATCTATTTGCCTCTCTAAAATCTGGTGCACCTACATCTATCTTGCTCCACTGCAGGTACATGTAGTGAGTTCCTGGTATCCAAACTGGTTTTCCATTGTTGGTAAACCAAAAACCTTCTTCTCTACGTTTAAACTCTTCATCTATATAATCATGCCACTGGTCTTTTTGATCGTCAGGATATGCTCTCCAGTCAAATATATTCTTTAAACGTTCAAGTTCCTTAGGTTGTTCGAACTTAACCCACTTATTTTTTTTGTTGCTATACACACTCTTCGGTACTTTTGGTAATGCTATAGCTAAATTCTGTATCTCTATAATCTCACCAATCTGACCACTACGTGATAATACTATAATATCGTGATCTTTGTCGTATCCGTATTTCCACTTCTTACCTTTGTTAAGTCTACTAATAGTAGTTTTCTTAATAGGCTCGATAGTCTTAACTAAATCTTGCTCGTACATTATTTAGATCTTCCTTCTGCAAACCCTTTGAATACTTTTGCTTTTGCCTCTTCTGGTGTTTTTCCCTCGAGTAAGTTTTCTTCTTCTTGGATTCTGTTAAGTATTTCAAATGCATCGAATATAGCTAGTTTTTTAGTAGCTGCAGCGTTTTTAAGTCTATCTGCTGTTAAGTCATCATCTGAATCTACAATAGCTTCTTTAGCAACTTTAATCAGCTCTTCAACTGCTTTGTGCCCAGCCTGGATTATACTCTTCTTCGTTTCCTTGATGTTCATATTTGATTGTAATAAAATTAGATAGTATTCTGTATAGTCTTTCGCCATTAACGATAAACTCATATTCACTTCCTGGTCTAAAACCAATTAGATCGTTAACCTCTACTGTTCCATCTGAGTATTTAATAATACCTTGTAAAGGTTTTTCAGATTCAATATTAAATTGATCCGTAGCTTTTAAAGGTATAACAAAACAATATCCTTTTGGAGCTTTCCACTCATCATCTCTTTTGTATAAAAAGATTTGATCTTGTGCTATAAAATAAGTAGACTCGTTAAAATAACTTCTACTATTCTTTTCTCTACCCTTAACATCGTGCCATCTTCTAAAAACATTATGATGAACTATAACTGTATCGCCGGGTTTTATATCTGTTTGCCCTACTATAGGTGTAGATACCACAATAGCTTCTCTATTTACATATTGATGGTTAAATATCTCAGTATTAAGAATAAGCTTTCCACCATCTACTTTTTTAGTGTTATTGTATCTATCTCCTTTTGGCGTAACAACAAAGTTGTACACGCTTTCCATTAGTATTCTAGATTATATTCTACAGACACAGCCATGTTCTTATTAAAATCTTTCCAAGGCAGTACGTCTTTATTCTTTTTGATGTAAATAGAAAACTTATCATCTTCTTCTATGATATCACATATAGTATGACCACCATACACTTCTTGCCCCACGGCATAGTGCATAGCGTCATTCTTATAGTTAGCGCCTATACTAATTTTTCTTATCAGCTTCGACATCGTAATTTATTTCTCCAGTTTGGATGTTAATATCTACAGTACCATATTCTTTTTCAAGCTCAGTTTGTAGTTTACCTAGCTCTTCTTGCAAGCCGTTTATTTGGTGAAGTAAAGAGTGTTTTTGAGACTCTAACTTACCTATCTCCATTTGAGATCGATTTATATTGCTTATTGTTGTTTGGACGCTTTTTAATTGCTCGTCAGTAATTGATGTAGGTTTAAGGTCTACCACCTTTTCTTTTGTTGCCATAATTTAATTTAATTTAAGTTAATTGTTTTTTTTGTTTATTACGCTCTATCTCTGTAATCTGGTCTAGGTGCTACATAAACTATACAAGACCCAGAATGTAATTCCACATAATCATACATACCGTATATAGTTGTTCCAGCTGGAAAAGTTGTGCCGCTACCGTCTAAAACCACAAGATCACTATCATTATCTGTTGCTTGCGTTATAGCACCCCAGTCATCATCTAAAGTTTGAGTATCTTCACTAGCCGCAAAGTGTGTGTTTGGGAAACCAAGAATTTTACCACCATCTAAAATTTTTAATCCACCACCACCAAATTGAGTGTCAGCTAAAAAGGTTATAGCACAAACGTAATACTTAGATGTGCTTGCGGCTAAACTTAACAATGCTCCATCCCCTTCTAAAAATGTGGATCCATGAAAAAATAGCTCATTACCAGAGCCTTGATATATACTTGCCATAATTTTATTTTTTTACTTTTTCTAGTGATCTACCGCCAAAGTAAGCGCCGATCACAGTTATTAATACTAATTGCAAAAGATCTATATAAGAATCTTTTACGTTAAATTTTATTGCACCTGCATCTATAAATATCAATAGCATGGTGCATACTATTAAAAAAATCAATACCATTGGCCTAACATTTTTACTTAGCCAAGAGTCTGATTTTAAATCTGCCTCCCATCGAGATGTTATATTCTTTTCCATCTCTATCTCGTAGTTAGCAATTAATTCTTTTATTTTTCTTTCTGCCTCTAACTTTTCTTCACCAGAAGTATGTAGGTTATCTATTACCCCGCCAACACCTTTTATAAGCTCTGTTGCTCCACCTGAAAATAGTTTGCTTAACATAGTTTATTTTTTTGCGAATTTTTCAACACCACTTATACCGAAGCATCCTAACACTACAAATACAAATGAGTCGTATACAAACTCGTTTATTATTAAATCTTTACCTACGTAACCAGTTACAAGGTCTACTATCATTATCACACACATTATTGAAAATGCAATGAAACCTATGATAGATTTCTCGTTCCAATTGTTATTATCTTTAAATATCTCCATTTCCACCATTATTTGCGTCGTTTTCCCAAGGGAAACCAGTGTCTCCAGCTTCTTTCCACTCACCATCCACTAGTATTGAGTCAACTCCATTAACATCTTTTCTTTCAAACCTTTCGCCGTTATACATTACATGATCATCATCATAAGCAAGTTTTCCTACCTTCATATCAGTGGCGTGTCTCATTTCGTGGTTTATAACTTGTCTGTACTCATAGCTATCTGGGTCTAGGTTTTCGTTGACATATATAGTTCCATCCATATTAGCCTCACCTAAAACGCCTTCTTCTAATGGCATTGGTATAATAGGTGTTCCAGGCACAGATGTTGGACCGCCAGATTGCTTACCAAAACGCATTTTTGTTTTGATTTCACCACTGACAGCATAATTACCTCTATTTGTTCCTAGTTTAAATCCCATTATCTATCTTTATCTTTAATCATATCATCTATAGCTTTATTATAAACTTTATCCGTATATGATTTATTATTGTAAAATACACTTCTATCTGAAGTTGGCAAGTCCTCCTCGCCTAGTAAAATTCTGTACATCCTACTTATTACTTGTGAACATTTAAACGAGGTTTTAAATACAGAGTACATTATAGTAGTTCTGTTTCTGTGTCTCCAAGTTTCTATCCACCCGTCTCTTTTAAGTCTTTCCCAACGGTTTTTATCCCAACTCATGGTATAAACTCCGTCAATAAAATCCTTTCGTGTAAATCTTTTTTTACAATCTAAATAAATTAATAATTCTATATCTGCGTCATTTAACCCGTAAGTTTTACAGACCCACTTTCTAGTGAGCCTGTAATACTTAAGGATATTCATATCACGCAAATCTTGCGCGGTTAATCGCATCTACTATGTATCTAAAGTAATTGCAAGACCAAACGAAGTATCAGCTTTAATTTTATCTATTTCACCTAAGTAAACACCATTATCTTTGTCCATAACAGTTATAAAACCATCTGTGTGAGCATATCTAGCGTTTATAGCTCTAGATATTTCTCTAGCTATTAGTTTAGACCTGTGGTAAGAACCAGCAGTAGCGTGAGTATCAGCGTGAGTTACAGTAATTAAATCTCCAGCCATAGCTGAAGCATCGTTATCAGTGTCGTTAATTGCGCTTTCAAAATAGATACCAGTAGTAGTAGCACTAAGTGGTTCTACACCTAGAAATCTTGAAGCAGGATACATAGCTTGTTCTGCTGTAGCATCTCCATCTGCTCCTGTTGAGAAGAATAAATATTTTTCCATTTTTTTAATATTTTTTTAAGTTAATAATTAAGATATAAGACATGAAGTCACTAATCCATTAAATGCTTTGTGGTACTCAGCATCTTGCCCATTAGCTACATTTGCATCAGCAACAACTATAAACCCATCTGAGTGAGGAGCAGAGTTCATTATTTGAGCAAGAGCTTTTAAAACAGCACCTTGGTTACCATTAGTACATCCAAGTTTTATAACCTCTCTAGTTGGGTGACCTTCAATATCAGCAAAGTATAAGAATAAACCGCCTGTAACAGGGTCTGCACCTAGATACCTATCAACTGGTAGCAATAACGCGTCATTGCTTTCTTCAACGTCCGCCTCAGCGAACCATAAAAATTTTTTCATTTTTGTTTTTTTTAATTAATTAATTGTTTTACGTTTTAAGTTTTAGGTTTTGGGTTTATGGTTTAGGTTAATCTACTAGAACTACGTCACCATCACGAATGACCCGGTAAAGTACATCTTTCCATGATATGTCGTGTCCAGCATGTTTATCATAATATATCGTATCTCCATCTTTTAAACCTTCTACAAGATTTCCACATGATATTATTTCTGCTTTTATATAACGGTTATCTACATCTGTATCGTCCGTCATTATAAGACCAGCAACCTTTTTAGGTTCTGTCTTTATTTTATTTACTATTATATATCTATTGATTGCTTTCATTTGTTCTCATGTTTGAAATTACACAATCTGCAGATATAATTGTTGATACTACACTCACTGCATTTTTAAGCGCCGATTTTGTAACCAAAACCGGATCTATGATACCTGCTGACACCATAGTAGCATCTTCTCCTGTTACCACATCTACACCCTGTCCTTCTGGTTCGTTGTGATTATTGTAATCTATACCAGCGTTTTCAAGTACAGTATAAAAAGGAGCTTCAATAGCTTTCAGTAGTATCTCTTCACCTACCGCTTTAGCGGAGATTTTTTGAGATGCATTTAACAGTGCAACTCCACCACCTGGAACTATACCTTCTTTTAAAGCAGCTTTTGTAGCGTAGATAGCATCTTCTACTCTATCTTTCTTTTCTTTTAGCTCTACCTTTGAATCAGCACCTACCTTAATCATACCTACTGATCCTGATAGCATAGCTAGTCTTTGTTGGTGTTTTTTCTTTATAAAAGGGTTTTTACTCTCTTTGTCTATAAGCTTCTGTATACTTTCAACTCTTTCTTTTAATTCACCCTCTGGAGCTTCTATAGTAAGAACTGTGTTTTTATTATCAGTTATAGCTGTGTAAGCAACTCCTAGGCAATCTACATCTATAAGATCTAAATCATCACCAAGCTCTTCGTTTATAACCTTAGCACCTACAAGAAAAGCAAGATCTGCTACAGTATCATTTTTAGTAGGACCAAAACCTGGTAGGTCAACTATATTTACTTTTATATTACCTTTAACCTTATTCATAAGAAGTGCAGCTTTCACCTGCTGATCAACTGGGGCAACGATTAAAAGCGATCGTTTGTTTTTTATAACATGCTCTAGTATCTTTTGTATTTTTCTTATGTTAGGTATCTCTGAAGATACTATTAATACTAATGGGTTATCAAGCTCACATATCTGCTTGTCCTTATCAGTAACGAAATGTGGGGATGTGAGTCCTGAATCTACTTGTACGCCGTCAACTACTTCGACATATGTTTCTTCAGTTGGTGACTCTTCCATTAGTACCACACCATCTTTACC